GTCATGGAAATCCCAAAGCTTGAAGCATTAATTAATAAAACTTTATAATCTCCTATCATTTGTCTATCTCTTTGAGTTTACTAATTGCCCAATTAACTCCAGCACTACCTCCCCATGCATCCCACATAATACCTCCACAGCCTTCAGAATAAGGAACATCTTTATGTTGTTGGTGTCTTTTAAAAGAAGCCATTCTAGAAATAGTATCTCTACTGATTTTCTCTCTTCTAGATAATTGACCAGCTCTAGTCCATCCAATACGAGTTCCACAAGTACTACCATTTTTTTCTTTGTAGTCTACAGCTCTTTTTGCATTGTTTACCGCACCATCTGGATAGTCGTTGTAGCTTTCTAGTTTTACAGCACTACCTCTAAAAGCATCGTAGCAAATTGCTATAGCTTGAGATTTAGACTGCTCGAAAGGTGTGAGCATAGGCACACACCTCATCATAAAATCCTTTTGGCTTTC